AATTCTTGGAACTCTAACTTCTATTGGACTATATTTTCTTTGTCCAGTTTCATCGTTTTCCCATTTATGTAATTTTTTATTAAAATTAAATGGTCCTTTAATAATTCCTGTTCCTATTAAAGCAGATTCTAAAAGAGCATTTCTTAATTCAGCATTACCATTTGATTCTTCTATTTGGTCATGGATAAGTTTTTCCATTCTTCGTGCATTTCTTTGTGCTGGATTTAATTCTATTGCTTGTGGATTAGCACTTGCTCCATCTGTTAACATACCAGCTTCACTAGCTTGTTCTTCTATAGGGTCTTCAAATATACCATTATAAAAAGAAGCACCGGGTTTTACTATTTTACCATCACCATCATAACCAACATCATATGGATTATCTATTCTATTACCTATATCATCTGGTATAGATGTTTCAATATTAGGAGTTGGGTTGTTAATATTTAAGTGAGCTATATCTGTCTCACCTTCTGGTATTTTAGTTTCATTAATTCCTATTGGAAACTTACCTGTACCAAATATAACATCTACTAATTGACCAAAAGCTGCTAAGACTTTTGTTTTAGTAATTTTTACAAAGACTCTAGACTTTTCAGATTCTCTAAACTTAACACCTTTAGCATATAAACCTCTATAGTTTTCATATGCTCTTATCCATCTTTGTTCAGATAAATCTCTAGCTGTTTCTGCTCTAGCATATCTACCTTTAATAATACCTATAAGATTTCTTTGTTGGTCTTCTTTTAAAGATAATGTTTTCCCAGCTTCACCTTCTACTTCTTCGTAAATATTATCAGCATTTAAAAATGTATTTCTATCTTCTGTCATATATTAAAATTTCTTTTTAAAAGAAATACCGTAATAAGAACCTTGCTTTTTAGTTTTACCACCATAAGCAGAAAAACCTTTTCCTAACTTTACATTAAAATTAATATTTTTTTGTGTTGGTAAATTTTGATTTTTTCTAAAAAAAGCATTAATATTTGCTTTATTACCTATAGGTTTATTTATTATTAAAGATGATTGATTATTAGGTGTAGATTTAAAAGAAACATTTAAATCATCTAAACTTTTATAATATTTAACATCCCCTCCATTACTATACTTTTTTCTTTTCATACTTTAATAACCAAATGTAGAATCTACAGGTTTGTACATTTCTCTTTTTAATCCTCTAATTCTTTCTAAAGGACTTTCCATTCTTGGTCTGCTCATAATCATATAACGCAAAGCATCATATGCATGGTCAGAAGCGTGAGTATCTACATCTTCTGGATTAGTTTTAGATAGTGGTATAGACTGTAATTCTCTTATTAAGTTAGGACATGTATTAAATATCTGTAACTTAGGTCTTCCATTCTCTCTAATCTTTAAATACTCATGTAATTGTATTTTACCTTGTATTCTATTCTTGTCGGCTCGTCTTAATTTATGACCAGCTCGTACTAAACTTTCTCCGACAGTAGGACCTGTTGTTCCTGTATTTGCCCATGCTGCAGTATCTAAAACACCAGCTACAGAAAAAGGGTCTTCTGTCTCCATATCAGTTATTATAGCACCTAATTCTTCTCCTGTCAAGTTTTTTTGATATAATTCTCTATAAATAATTAAAGTATTGTCATTTATATCCATTATACCCCACAAACAACAGCTTTCTGATGCATATCCATAGTCAATTCCTTTTACTCTTTCCCAATGAATAGGTAAGGCAAAAGGTGATATAACATGAACTTTAGGGTCAAACTCTGTAAATGCTGCACCTTCTGCTACATCCCAGTTACCTTCAAGTAATTGTTGTCTTTGTGTAGGAGGTAAAGACATAAGCATTTGTTCATATACACCATCTTCAGAAAGATATGGATTATCTGCTAACTTAGCAGGAATAAACTTTCTAGTTAATCCATCACTACCTAAAAAACTTTTATTATACTCATTAGAATCTACATACCTTTTTTTTACCCAATGAGAACCTACACCACCGGGGTTAGCTGTACATCTTAAATAAGTTTTTATTTCTGGGTCAGTAGTTCTTAAACGAGAAGCCAGATAGTTCCAACTAAACTCTGTAGGTAAATGAGTTATCTCATCAAAACCTATCCAACTATATGCTTGTCCTTGATACCTATATACATCTGCATCTCTTTCTAAGAATCCAAACTCTATCTTAGCACCACTAGGAAAGTTCCAAAGTTTTTCTACTTCTCTAAACTTAGCACCGGGAAATGCTTGTGGATATAATTCACGAGACTTATCAATCATTTCACGAAGTTCTGGCATAGACCTTCTAAGTATTAAAGCACGATGAGCTTTTTTGTGTGCGTACCTTAGTGGGTCAACAAGCATAGCATAAGATTTACCACCACCTGCTGCACCACCATAAAGTACATCTTTTTCATCTGCAGCTAAGAAATCTGTTTGTGGTCCTTCATTTGCATGAAAGATTACTTTTGAATTTTTTATTGTTTCTTGAATTAAATTAGAAGTATTTTCTACTTCATCTTCTGTAAGAATGTTAGAAGTTTTAGGACTGTGAAGTTTTTTTATAACTGTCTCTTCATTAGACAGTCTGTTTTCTTTTTGTTTAAGAGCTTTTTTTTCTTTCGATAAAGTTTCTTTTTTCTTTTGTAATTTTTTTATATGTGTATTTTTTAAAGAAGAACCTTTATCTAAATAATTTTTAAGAGTAACATGACTTATTTTTCTATTAGTTTCTTCTTCAATTAAAGCAGCAGCTTCTCGTAAAGAAAAAACTTTATTTTCAACTTGTTGTACATACTTATATAAAACTTCTAGTTGATTTGATATAGGTTTTAAATAACCCTCTATATCACTTAACTCATAACCAAAAGGTATTACTCTACCTTTCTTTTTTATGTAGTCTTCTGGTATAGACATTATCTAACCTTTCTATAAGCTCTAGTTTTTCTAGCTATACTTTTAGGTTGTTTAGAATGTTGTTTTCCTGCAGCTTTATCTTTTCTTTTCTTTGCTGTTGTTGCTGCATATTCTGCTGATGTTAGAGCATCTCTAGCTGCTTTAGGTAAATATCTTTCTCCAGTCTCACTAGACTTTTTACCAGACTTAGTACCCCAGTCTTGTTTACTCCAACTTCTAAGACTTCTTTGACTTTTTGCTAAAGCCATTTTCTTAAATAATTATTTATCTTAGTTAAAAATTTTTTTATATATTGTATTATTATATTCATGTTATTTATAGCCTCCCCCTTTGGCTTTGTATTCTTTTGCTAAAAGCTGGGCTTTCCGAGCCGACCATTGACCGGGATTACCTCCTTTAGAACCGGACTTGATTTTCTCGAAAAGCCTCTTACGCATAGTAGGCTTAGTATAATTACCAGCTTTATTGACAGTTGACTTACTACCTTTAGCTAGTTTTTTACGAGTTACTGCTTTTTTTCTTGGCATTATTTTCTCCTTTCTTATTAAAAATCTTATCCCAGTTATCTTGGTATTGTTTTGAAAAAACATCTACTCTAGGTCTAGCACCTTTGCCACCCCAAGAGTCACTTTTACCATAAATACTTTTTCTGAAGACTACTTGATTGCCTTCATCGTTTCCTATTTGTTTACCCATTTCTTTTATCTTGTGCTTGTTGTTTTTTAAGTTTTTCTAACTTTTTATCTACCGGTTTTTGTTGTGATTGTTGTTGTGCCATTAGTAACCATATCCATTAGGGTCTTCCCATTTTTGATTATGCTTTCTATGTGCTGTTTTCTTTTCCCAATCTTCTATTGCATGTCTTATACTTTCTTCTGCTAAGACTGAACAATGTAGTTTAATTGGTGGTAATTCTAATGCAGTTGCTATATCTTTATCTTTGATAAGTTTAGCTTCTTCTATAGTCTTACCTTTTAACATATCTACAAACATAGTAGAGGATGCGATTGCACTTCCACATCCATATGTTTTAAACTTGACATCTTCTATAATATCATCTTTTAATTTTATTTGTAGTTTCATGACATCACCACATGCAGGAGAACCTGTCATGCCTGTGGCAACATTAGGGTCTTTAGGGTCAAACCTCCCAACAGAATGTTTCTGTGGATTGTTTAAAACACTCTCAAACCTATCAACTACCTTTTGTGAATATGCCATTACTTACACATCTTCCAAACTTTATTTATTCTTCCAGATTTCATAAACTTATGTATCTTATTAAATAATTTTACCATTTAGTCTTGTCAGCCCAATAAGCTGCTGACATTTTTCCTTTTTTAATATTCTTAGCGTGTCTAGCCTTAAAGCTTCTACGCTTTGCTTTCATTCTATCAGATTCACCTGCTTTAGGTTTACCTGCAGTCTTTGCACCTTTTTGACCAAACCTAATTAATTTTAAAGTATGTCCAACTTGAGCTAATACCATGTGTGATTTAGTTTTATGACCCGGAGTTCTTTTAGGTTTATTTACTCCTGCTAGTCCATGTTTCTTTAATAAAGATTTTTTTCTATTTTCATGTGCCATTAGTGTATTGTTTCCTGTTTTTCTGGTATTGTGTGACTTAATTCATGTAGTTCACCAATAATAGTTAAAGAATACATGTCAGCTATTTGCATAGCCTTAGTCATATCTTCTGCTTTTATATATGGTCCTATTAAAGGTTGGTCATCTTTAATAACTTCAGTTAAAAATATTTTCATCCAAGTATTCCTTTACCTATTATCCACCCTACTAAAAACCAAATACAAAACCACCCCGGATAATCATAAGCAAACTCTAGTATTCTATTCAGATAGTTCTTCATAGTCTGTTATATCTATAGTTTCTTTCTCTGGTAGTATAAATATACCACCTTGTACATTATGATTAACATCTAATCGTTCTTTTTTACCTAAACCAACTCTATCAAGTATAGTTTGAGCTGCTTGTAGCTTCACATTAGCCTGTGGCATTGGTTTATTAGTCTCTAAAACCTCAACTAGCTTAAAAGCTGCAGAGGGGGCTTCTTTTGCAAGTACATCCGAAGCTAAATCAACTATTTCTTTTTTCAATGATTGTATAACTTGGTAGTGATTGCCTGAGTAACCTGCAAGTTCTGCCGAAAGTTTAAGGTTTCCTTTAGTTTCTATTAGATGATTAAGGAAACTCTCTTGTTTTTCTGTCAACTTTCTGTTAGATGTTAAATTGTTCATGTCTTTTATTATACCTACTTATTAAAGTTTTGTCAAGTATTAATAAAAAACTCTATATATTTTAAAAAAGGGGTTGACAAAAGAAGAATATAACTGTACAATGGGGATGTAGTCCCCCGAGGCTGCATAGTATATAAAAGTAACCCCTGTTTAACACTCAAAAGTCTGTAAAATGTATGTGATTTAGATATATATAGGGGTAGTAGGGGTGGTTATCCTGCCCTGCCCCCTTCAAAGACTTTATATATTTATCAAGACTGTAATGTTGGAGCTGAAACTGTAAAACTTTGTAAAACTTGTAAGCTCTTTTAAGTCTTTACAGCTCCAATTCTGGAATCAGAGAAACAAATCAAATCTTTTAAGTTCTTTACAAGTAATAACAAGCTCTTTTGAGTGGTCGCTATTTTT